TTTGAAACCATGTTGGCTGGCTCATGTCACTAACCTCGTCACCATTTTGCCTTGACGGCCATTGTGTAATTCTATCATACAACGTAATGCCATTTCGAGCGCATCCGGCCCGTCATCGTGTGAAGCGGTTGGAAAATCTCGCATCTGTTCGACAATGATTTTGTTATGCGGCGTGTCCCGAAAACGAAATAGACGTTGCGACAAGTATGGTCCTAGTCGCCTGATTCTGACCAGCTTATTGACCACGTTAACGATTGGCCTGCAAGGTATGCCCATGCCTCGACCTCGAGCGCGTTCCATGAGTTGAACGGCAATAAGTTCTTGAAACTGGTTAGCCTCGATCACGACTAGGTCAGCGTTGAACTCACGTTGTCTTTCAAGAATCATATCAACTAGCACTTCGGTATTGACTCGCACCATATCAGAATCGACATAGAGCGCGCCGTCCATGGTGCGGCCTAACATAACGATCGAGCTAAAGTCGCCTTGCTTCGCTTCCCGGCCTTTCGATGGATCGACCGCAATAACCTTGCATTGCAATTGAGGCCACGAACCGTTCCACCAAATATGTGGGCCAAAATGTTCTGCTGGCCATTCCGCGCCCTCCGAATCAACGAACTCGCCCGACAGTTCCTGCAATGCGGTACGGTCGCTATATTGGGCCTCCAGCGCCGTAATGAATCCCGCGTCGAGGAACGGATTGGCTTTTGTTTGCGCTCGAATCAAGGCGGTATCCGGCTTGCCCGTGGCGAAGGTATCGTAGGTCCAATGCCCTAGGCCTTTCGGCGTGAACGTGGCGGATAGCCAGCCAGCTTGACCGCGTTCTCGCAACGTGGCGATGGCGACAGTGTAGGCCTCATGACTCATTAGGGAGGCTTCATCGAGCCAGACGCCGGATAGGTTAGGACCGCGTAGTCGTTCCGGATCGTCGGCCGATCGAAATAGAATTTCAGAATTGTTCGGCAAAAGTAGTGAAGGCGGTTGACGTTTCAGCGAATCATGATTGTACACGCCCAACATGCGGCATATTTCAACGGTCGTTCTGATCGATGAGTCGGACAACATTGGATACGTTGGAGCGGCCACCAGGTAAAGACGACCACGGCCTTCTGGCGACATGGCGCGCTTGATCATGTCGTATGCGCCGATCCAAGATTTGCCCGCACCACGGCCCCCGACGAATCCCCTATATCGTGCCTGGCAATGATGGAACTGTGCTTGCGCCGTATGCAATTTGACTGACGTTTGTAATGGTTGCCGTGGTTGGCGCATCAACAATTTCCTCGACTATCTCACGCCGAACAGCCTCGACCGTGAGTTCGTGCTTTTCGCTATATCCTCGAGCCCTACCTTGACATTTCAAAAGGAAACATATCGCCCATGCCTCACCGCTTTTGACGGCTTTATGTAATCCATCGACCGCGTCATCGATCATAGACTCTCGGGCATCTTCAATCAATTTCTTTAGTTGCGGATGCAAGTTAATAAAGTCATGGACGCAACTGCGCGCGACGTGGCAAGCCTTCGCAACCCGCGACAAATTGCCCGAGTACAAAACGATATTAGACGCAACTATGTCCATACTGAGTACGGGTTTACGTCCACGGTTAGACTTTACTTTTCCCGGTGTTTTACCATTATTTTTACCTGTAGTCAAATTTCGTCTCCTTCGCAATCAATGTCATTAAGTCTGAGATGGATTCTGTGTTCTGTTTTTATGTTATCGCGCGCAACTTGTTTTTTCCGATCTCCTGGTGAAGTCGGGTTGAGTCCGCGTCGAACCCTATCGATCATTATACGTATCTTCGCATCGGATCCCGGTTCGGCTTGAGTCGGCTTGTCGTAATCCTTGCTGGCGTATATCTCTGGCGCAATGATAACACAAATGGCGTGGTATATGTCGATACTCATTGTGATTGATGACCGTAGGGAATCGAACCGTTTGGTCAATTCCGTTACTGAAATATAGTTATCAAGTTTAGGCGCTCTCATATTGTCGAATCTGCACATTGACGTATGCGTCGTCTTTTGGTGCTTTTGGATGCAAGTACTCGACCGTCATTTTGCGAACGATATCGCAATTATCGTCGGGTATGATTCCCTCGAGTACCAGCGAGTCGAGAATTCCTTTCGGCACGTTGTCGATATCACGATTGGATCGCCAGCCTTTCCCGCCATTGATTGTGATTGTGATATTTACTTGTGGCCAGACGACTTCGGATTCAATCTGGCTGAGTGATACTCGAGCCAGAAGAATCCATTTTTGATAGTTGGCGCTTTTGAACATGCCATTTTTAGAACGTCGCCATATCTTGTTAACGGATGGCGGGATTGGCAGGTTGAACGTGATCATCTAGAGCCCTAGTAGTACGCGGTTGAGCTCCATAAGACGTTCGATATCGTCTATCAATTCCTTGATGATCGCTTTGGTTTGCTTGTCCAAGCATTTACTGTATTCACGAATCTCGTCAATACGATCGTGTTCCATGATGGCACCTCATCATTAACGATATCTGACACAAGCATACCAGCCATTGCGCCCACGGCTAACGCCGATCTCGACTGGCGTTCTCTGACCATAATAACAGCAATTCCTGATAGCGGCTTGCGCGCTGGCTGTTGAGAAGCCAACGCCTTCATATCGATATGTTCCACCACGATGCGCCATACGTCCGCATTGGGCGGACGATTGGGCGCTGGCCTGAGCGGATAGGCCTTGTGCCTGAGCGATTGATGTTAATGTTAGGCAAGCCATTGCAAGAGCGAATCTCATCCTAAGACCTCGCGTATGAGCCAGACGGTCCAGTAGATTGACCATCCGATAACGTATCCTACAAATATGCCCAATCCGATGAACGATATGAACCGCAAAATCGGGTTGTGTTCTGGTTCCAGCCATTCGCTATTATCATCCATTATCGTCTCCTGTATTAAGTTCGCCAATAAGCATATCAAGGCATTTTCTAGCCTTGCGCAAATCCTCGACGCCGTTTTTCTGTTCATACCTCCATGTATATTTGATGACCATACCGGCAAGGTATGCCTTGTATCCGTCGATTCCTAACATGGCGCGTTGAGCGTCGCAACATTCAATACGAGAATCGTCTTTGGCAAGATAATGTGATGGCTCGATTGGGTTATTCATTGACCTATACCCATTCCATTTCAGCTTGTACACATATTTTCTGATTTAAACTTGGACCATCGTCGTACATTGTTTTATCGGATTTAGGGTAAACACTTTCAATTTTATAATTTAACTTAGAAATCATTGTTTTCTTTTCTTTTTTGTTACCGACAAAATAAAAATATCTGTGCTTTTGTTTTGGACTAACTCTTTCAATGTTATTTTCTTTAGCCCAATCTTTTAAGCTAGTGACATTAAATCTATCACGAACAGTCATTGGATGAAGTAATTGTCCATTAACTACATATAGCGAATCGTGAGATACGGTTGGGCCAGTGTATAACCAATTAGTTGATTGATACACTATGCCACAGTGTCCGTGTGCCGAATCGGCGTAACTAACAATGGCGCAAGGTTTGCTCTTAAGCATCTTTAATGAATTGCTAATCAGAAAAGAAGCTGCGTTCTTTTCTTTGGTTTGAATAACAAGTCTTGTTAATTCATACACCCTGAAATCTTTTTCTTTGAATGCGTATTTGCTAATTGGCGCAGATGGCTGACCGTAACATATTATGCCGCACAAATTGCTTTCTTGATCAATTAATCCAAAGGTCTCCCAAATTATTCCAGTACTGCGAGAATAATGCTTTTTAAGCACCCATTCTTTTGCCAATTGATGGATAACCGGAACAACCTTGTATTCACTTATCATTTCTTACTCCAATACTTGTTTCGCCCAATCTTGAATCATTTCCTTGCCATTGTAAACAACTGTACAGTTATCGTGAATGGCTTGTCGTGCCGCGCATAGTTCGACGATAAGCCAATCGACTGCCTTATCTGGTAGTGTTTTCCCCTCGAATCGGGCATCAATGCACGCGACAATCATTTCCTTTTTTGTCATGCGTCATCCTCGCCTTCCTCTTCTTCAAACGCTCGATGTTCTTTGAGCCGATTCAAAACCCAAACCAAAGTCTTTCCTGCGTGCCTCAAATCGCCGATCGATTCTAGGGTTGTGTTCTTTTCCCGGTTAATCAAATTTGTTATTTGCTGAGTCATGTGATTGACGGTAAACCGATAGCGTAATGCCTTCAGGTCATCGAGTAGGGTTTCAATATCGATCAAGTCTGGATAGTTATTTCCCTTGATGATATTCCCGATACGCGCAAGGCTAGACGAGGTCAATTCTGTTTGCGTGACCTCGTCCATGATTTGTTCGATGGTTTTGCCTGGTGGCTCTTTACGTGCCATGGTTTACTCCATCGCAAATTCATTCCTGATCCGCTCGATTGAGACCATACGTCTACTATACCCTACTGATCTGCCATGGCTTGTTCGTTTATTGTATCGTTCGTTATTCCGAAATTCGAGGAAGTCATCGAGTTCGGCGGTAGTCAGATTTTCATGGGCAAAATTCCAGAAGTCCTCAACCACAGAATTAGAATTTGGCGGGGCGACCATAATGCTTTCGATGCCATCGTCATTGTTTTCGGCGTATCGCTTTTCTGTTTGCAGATCAGTGAACGTAGTGATATTGCGCTTTTTACGTAGCCATTCGGATCGCTGGTGCATGAAACGCCAGCTTGCATGGGTTGAGAATGCCGCGCCTTTTGCCGGATCGTAGGTTTGGGCGGCGATCATAAGTCCGATCATAAGTTCTTGTTTGTATCCGTCAAAATCGCGTTCGCCTTTTGGGAAATATCGTTTGATAAATCCGCTAACCAATCCTATGTTTTCCTCAACCATGCGCTGTTCGGCGGCGGTCAGCGGCCGTATCTCGCGAATCATCTTGCCAGCCATCATCATCTCCTGATCATTTCATCATGTTGCGGAAACACCCGCACACAAACAATATGCCGCCAGTTCATCACGTTGCAAGTCTATTTACTTTTACAAAACATAGCTTAAAACCAACGATCGCACATTTGATCGATTAAACACGCAATAAACACCGATCGTCGATTCTAGGTGCCATTATGCAAACATTCATAAGAACAACAGTTATTCAAACATAGAAACTTAAAATATAGTTAGATTTTAGGTTATGGCGGTTCTTGCAGAGTTCTTGCAGAGTTCTTGCAGGACGCTTAAGTCCTTATAATATAA